GCGACATCACAGGAACGACGAGTACTTGCCGGCGACGGAGGAAGAGGCACGAGCGGAATTGGATCGGATTGCACCACAAATTCCAGGCGAGGGGGCTGTCGCCTTCAGGCGACAGGGGAATCGCTCCCCCCGTCTTGACATTGGACGACAAGGCCAATACAATCGGTGCATGAAGATCACGCTCCAGACCCAACTCCTCCCCGATGCCGATCAAGCCGCCAAGCTCAGGGCAACGGTCGAGCGGTTCAACGAGGCCGCATCCTGGTTGGCGGCGGTTACGTTCGAGCGGAAACTCGCCAACAAGTTCGTGCTCCAGAAACTCTGCTATGCGGAACTCCGAGAGCGGTTTGGCCTGCCGGCCGATACGGCAATTCGTTGTATCGCACAGGTCGTAGAAGCCTATAAACGGGACAAGAACAAGCGGCCCACGTTCCGCAAGCATTCCGCTGTCCCGTTCAGCATGGGCAAGAACATCGGCTTCAAGGGACCGGATCGCGTGAGCATCTCGACCCTGGAAGGCCGTGTGGTTATCCCGTTCGTCATGGGCAAGTACCAGCAAGAACGGTTTGGACTGGCCAAGGGCCAGTGCGATCTCGTGCTCAGGAAGGACGGCAAGTGGTTCTTGCTGGTCACGGTAGATGTCCCGGAAGGGACGGAAACACCGACGACCGATTTCATCGGCGTGGACTTCGGCGTCGTCAACATCGCCGTTGACGAGGACGGCAAGAAGCACAGCAGCGAGCCGATCGAGAAGGTCCGCCGCAAATACGCCGCCCGTCGCAAAACGCTGGACAAGGCGGCAGCCGCCCGCAAGCGAACCGGCAGACGCCCCCAGAACATTCGCCGTGCCAAGATGCGGCAACATCAAAAGGAGAGCCGGTTCCGCAGAGACGTAAATCACCAAATCAGCAAGGGACTCGTCGCGAAGGCCAAAGACACCGGACGTGGTATCGCCGTTGAGGATCTCAAAGGCATCAGGGACCGGACACAGTTTCGCAAGCCGCAACGAGCCCGAATGACTGGCTGGGCCTTCTCCCAGTTGCGTTCGTTTCTGACCTACAAGGCGAAGCTCGCGGGCGTTCCCGTGGTCGCGGTCGATCCCAGGAATACCAGTAGGACTTGCCCAGAGTGCGGTCACTGCGAGAAGGCCAACCGCAAGAGCCAGAGCGAATTCGAGTGTCGTGCGTGCGGGCATCGCTCTCATGCCGACCTCGTCGGGGCTCGGAACATCGGTTCCCGGGCCAGGGGCGCCGTCAACCCTGTCAAAAGACAGCAGCGCGAAAGTGCTGGCCCTAAGGTTGCGGAAAGGCATCGGGAACTCCTGGTGTCCGAGTACAGCGACAAGCCGCCTGCTTTAGCTGGCGGTCGTTGACCAACTCCAAACTGGAGGCCAATGCAATGGGTATGCGGGCGAAGGTTGCGACAGGCGAAGACGGAGCACCTCGAGAATTGCCACCACCTGGCAATTACCTTGCGGTATGCAACGGAGTTTACATGCTGGGCACGCAGCCGGGCTACAAGAACAATGGCCCGACTCTCCAGATGATGCTCTCTTTCGAGCTCCACAAGAAACGCGGCCCGGTTCGTAATTCTAACGGCGAGATTTACGAAACGAGTCGCATCATGAGTTGCGTCTTCAGTGCCGGCGGTCCCGGCTACAACAAGAGCACTCTCACCCAGTACGCCGGGGCACTTCGCGGCAAGGATTATTCGGATGAGGAAATCGAGCAGATCAAGGATCAGGGTGGCTTCGACCCTGAGACTTTGCTCGAAAAGTCCTGCCGGATCAGCATCACGCACGAGAAGAGCCAGCAGACCGGCAAGCTCAAAGACAAGATCGCGTCCGTGGCATTCCTTGACCCGGACGATGACGTGGCTCCGGAGGGTATGACGGATTCGATCTATTGGGATTGGACGCTCGGCGAAGATTGCCCGAAGCGGATTCAGTGGTTCTGGGCACGCGCCAAGGAGAATCCCGACCGCGAAGATGTACCGAGGCAATCCAAGCCCAATCCTTCGGCCGTGGCGGCCGTTTCGACCGATCCTGACGACACGCCGTTCTAACAGGAAGAATGCAATGGATATCAAAAATCGATTTTCGGGGGAACTGATTTTATCCGTGCCTGACAGAAAGAGACTCAGTAGGGCAGACCTCAGATGGGCAGACCTCAGTGGGGCAGACCTCAGTGGGGCAGACCTCAGTGGGGCAGACCTCACATGGGCAAACCTCAGTGAGGCAGACCTCAGTGAGGCAGACCTCAGTGGCAATGCCATCCCAGTTATTGATCGAATCGACGTGCGATTAATGAAGATCATAAACGCTAATGCCGATGCGATCGAAATGGGGTGTTACCACACCTGCGAAACTACGCATTGTCGTGCTGGATGGGCAATCGTGCTGGGCGGGGAACCCGGAAAGCAATTAGAGCACATGGTTGGCTCCAATGCTGCCGGAGCATTGATTTATGCAGTCAGTCGTCCAGGGCAACGAGTGCCGGATTTATATGCCACAAATGAGGACGCTCGCTGCGACATCGAGATGTGTGCGGCCCGGCAAGGCTAAGGACTCGGAAACGCTGTCGTGCCGCAAGTCGCCGGATGGATCGGCCGCAGAATCCTCGAATCTGAGTGATTGACACAATGGGCATGCGGGCACCCGTGACCAACCAAAACGGCCACGTCTCATCGGCTATTGACTGGCTCAGCCTCAAGGCCCGCATCGTCACGGCACTGGTTCTGGGCAAGAGCGAAGGAGAATCCTAAGAACGACGGGGCCAATCCTTCGGCCGTGGCAGCCGTCTCGACCGATCCCGACGACACGCCGTTCTGAGCCAAACGGCCAGAATTCATAAAACCCCCCTGAAACCCCCCATAAGGTAGTAGTAGTAGTAGATAGAAGTATACTACTACTACTACTACCTAGGAAGATGGGCAATATGGGTATGCGGGCTCCTGTGACCAGCAATGGCCACGTTTCATCGGCTATTGACTGGCTCGATCTCAAAGCCCGCATTGTCGCCGCACTGGGCCCGGACGCGATCCATCGTGAGTTTGCCGCTCTTGGCGTGTTGTTTGACGACAATGCCCCAAACGGCAAGGGCAAGGCAGCTTGCCACGCGATGGACCGTCCGGACCTTAATGCCTCCGCATTTGTGGACTGCGTGCACGGGGTCTACCACAGCAAGGGCGAGAAGGTCGAGACGCTCAATCTCTTTGATTTTGCCCTCAAGTACGGGGCCGCCAAGTTTGCGGATTGGCTAACGACCGTCAAGCACTATGCCCGGCTCTGTGGAATCGACGTGGAAGTCCGGAAGGACTCCAAGGGCCGGATCGTTGAGGCCACCTACGACTACACCGACGAGGCCGGCGAGGTGCTCTACCAGGTAGTCAGGTACCGGCTACCGTCCGGGAAAAAAGACTTCAGGCAGAGGCGGCCGGATGGCAAGGGTGGGTGGATCTATGACCTGGAAGGTACCAGGCGGGTGCTTTATGAGTTGCCGCGGTTGCTGGACCGGCATGATTGCACGGTCGTAATCGTGGAAGGGGAGAAAGATGCCGATCGACTCAATGAACTCTTCGTTGTCGGCAACATGGCTGCGGTGGCCACTACGAGCGCTCAGGGAGCAAACGACACAGGCCGTTGGGAGATCTACGCCAAGTTCTCGGAAGGCCGGCACTGCGTTGTAATCCCGGATTGCGACCCGGCCGGGATGAGGCATGCTCGCGGGATATGCGGGTTTCTCAACGGCGTGGCAAGTTCCGTCAAGTTAATCGAATTGCCCGACGTTGGGCCAAAGGGCGATGTTTCAGATTGGCTTGACCAGGGGCATGAACTTGACGAGCTATGGCAGCTCGTGGTTGCGGCGGCCGTTTGGGATCCTGCAGCTAACCCGCCGGTTGAGACCAAGCCAGAGGATTCCCTGATCGTTTGGGCAAGACAACTCACAAAACGGGATATTGAATGGCTCTGGCCGAACCGCATCGCCATCGGCTTCATTGCAATCTTCGCGGGCTGTACGGGCCTGGGGAAGTCGTTCGTACTGCTTGACCTGATTGCCCGGCTAACAACGCGTCGGCCGCTACCTGACCTGGATGTCATCCGGGAGCCTATCCGGGCCCTGGTGATCTCAGAAGATCCGCAGGAGCATGTCCTGTTGCCACGGCTGGACGAGTTGAAAGCAGACCTCGGACGTGTGGCGTTCATGCGATGGTCCGCAATGGCAGCCTACACGCTCGACGACATCGGTCAGCTCGAACTGGCCTACGAACAAGCCGAGCGGCCCATCCTGATCGTCATTGACCCGCCAGCCAACTTCCTGGGTGGCAAGGATGAGCACAAGAACGCGGAGGTCAGGTCCATCTTGATGGGGCTGGTGGAATGGCTCTCGAGCAAGTCAGTTGCATGCGTGCTAGTAACACACACTAACAAGCAGGTCGGCAAAGGGATTGAAGCCATCTATCGAATCATGGGTTCTGTCGCGTGGGGCTCCACGGCTCGCGTGGCGATCGGGTTTGCCCGTGACCCTGACAATTCCGGCCAATGCCTTATGGCTGGCATAAAGAACAACCTGGGGCCGCTGCCCAATACGCTCAGCTACCAGATTGTCCGGACGGAGCACCTCGCAACCGTGGTCTGGAACGGACAAGTAGAGACAACCATTGATGATGCGATGAACCGTACCAAGAAGAAGTCGCGGGGGCAATGTGCAACGGAGTGGTTGATCGAGAGATTTACGGAACGTAGGGAGTGGGAGTCATCTGAGCTTAGGCGGTTGGCTGGCGAGTTTGGGCTTTCCAAGAATGCCTTGTGGTCGGATGAAGTCCAGGGACTCCCGATTCAGAAAAAGAAACGATGCACGCAAGATGGCAAGGAGTTTTGGCTATGGGTTGCAAAGGAAGGTTGGCCAGAAAAGAATATCGGGAATGTTGGGAATGTTGGGAACCTTGATCCGCAAGTTGAATGCCCGTATTAGGTTTGGTAGGTTCCCGATTTTCTAAATGGAGAGAGCCAACCGGGAATCTTGGGAATGTTGACCAGGATCAAGGTTCCCGGGAACGTTGGAGGGGATTAGAAAATCGGGAACCTTCAAAACTCCTTGGCGCCAATGAAGTTGCCGATCAAGGTTCCCAAGATTCCTAGATTCCCAGTGTGTATAGAGGAGGTTGCCGATGGTGTACTTTGTTTGGGATTCAGGCAGCAATGCAATCAAGATCGGATTTTCGGAAGATGTCCTCGGCCGACTAGCCGAGCTTCAAGTGGGCAACCCAAATGCCCTATTCTTGCTCGGGACGATTGATGGGGACGAAGGAACAGAACGGGCAATTCATGCCAGATTTGCTCGTTTGCGGATTTTGGGCGAGTGGTTTCGAGCAAAGCAACCATTGCTCCGGTTCATCAAGCGAACACTGGATGGATCGGTCTCGATTGAACCAAAGCAAACGACCGCGAGAGTCTGGACGGCCCTCGCTTGGCTTGAAGACCGTTTTCGCGAACAACGAGAATGGACTTCAACCGACCTTCAGGCGGCGGCTCGCGATGTTGGAATCAGCAGGAATGCTCTATTTGCATCGGAAGTTCAAGACTTGCCGATTCGTAAAACGAGACGGCTGGGAGCCGACGGGAATATGTGTTGGACATGGATAGCAGAGGAAGGTTGGCCGTTTTAGGAGAATTCTTCGTGGACGACTACCAGCAGTTCCTTGCTTCCAAGCATGTCTACGCTCATGCCTCCGGCTTTAAGGCCGGATGTCTGCCTGGAGCACTCTTCCACTTCCAGGCCGACTCAGTCAACTGGGCGTGTCAACAGGGCCGTGCTGGCATCTGGGCGGCCGTGGGACTGGGCAAGACTGCAATGCAGCTAGCATGGGCGGAGCAAGTCTGCCGTCACACTAACGGCAAAGCTTTCATCCTCTGTCCCCTCGCGGTGGCCCGGCAGACTGCCAGAGAGGCCATCAAGTTCCAGATCGATGTTCCGGTCACGGTGGTCCGCGGGCAGCAAGAGGTCAAGCCAGGGGCTGGCATCAGCGTGACGAACTACCAGATGCTCCGGCACTTTGACTCGAGTGCATTTACTGCCGTTGTGGTGGATGAGAGCGACATCCTCGCGGACTTCGGCGGGTCGACGCGCAAAAAGATCACGCAAGCATTCAGAGATACGCCATACAAGCTGGACTGCTCAGCCACGCCAGCACCCAATGACCACATGGAGATTGGCCAACACGCGGACTTCCTGGATGTCATGGAGGGCACCGAGATGTTGTCCAGGTGGTTCATCAACGATGCCGGGAAGGCCGGTAACTACCGGCTCAAAGAGCACGGCCAGGAGGACTTTTGGCGGTGGGTGGCTTCATGGGCTTGTGCGATCCGGCTCCCCAGCGATCTCGGATATGAGAACGATGGCTACATCCTGCCCCCGCTTAACATCGTCGAGCATCTCGTGCCGGTCGAGATCACCGACGGCCGGAAGGATGGTTACCTCTTCCGACTACCGAGCATGAGTGCTACCACAATGCACCAGGAGATGCGGCGAACCAGCTCGGACCGGGCCGGGGAAGCCATGCGAATCGTTGAGTCGATCCCGCGAGACGAGGCAATCCTGATTTGGTGTCATACGGACTACGAGGCCGACGAGCTAGGCAAGCAAATCAAGGATGCCGTTGAGATCCGGGGCTCACACACGATCGAGCGGAAAGAGCAGGCCCTGGACGGATTCATCGATGGCTCAGTCCGTATCCTGATCGGCAAGCCGTCGATGTTTGGCCATGGACTCAATCTTCAGCATTGTCACAACATGATATTCGTAGGCTTGGATTACTCGTTCAAGGGCTTTCATCAGGCCATTGGCCGCTGCTACCGTTTTGGCCAAAAGCACCGGGTCAACGTGCACGTGATCCTGGCCGAAACGGAAGGCCGGCTCTTGGAGACGATCGAGCGAAAGCAAGCCGACTTCGAGGCCATGCAGGTCAGGATGATCGCGGCGATCACCCGGCATGGCCTGGGGGCAAAACGACAGAATGTGCTCGCGGAGTACAATCCGGCCGTTGAGATGAGGTTGCCGAGGTGGTTAAATGCATTGGCATGATTCTAATCGTTTTGATCCTCGGGCATTGCCAATTGCGGATCGCCATTACAATCGCCAAAAGCCAGGCAGTTCGCAATTCGTGCCTCCAGGTGCTTGCCTTGTATTCTTGACGGCCAATGCCGATGCCTTATGGGTTACGAGTTGGCCTAAGCCCGAGTTTGTGAAGCATGCATGGCCCGGAGCCTGGATCAACAGTTGTTTCCGGAATGAGTCGCATGTACTTTCGTCGCAACTTATTCGCGAAGCTGTCGCGATTACGCGGTATTTCTGGGTCAATGTCCCGGACATTGGAATAGTGACATTCATCGATACCAAGAAGGTCCGGAAAAAGCGGGACTTCGGCCGCTGTTATCGGAAGGCAGGATTCAGGCCGTGCGGTTGGACGAAGGGCGGATTGTTGGCACTTCAAATGCTACCACATGAAATGCCTGAATCCGAACCACCAATATTTACTCTCTTGCCAGGATAATTTACATGAAAGTCTTGAATCAAGCCTCAGGCCGAAACTGGCATCTCTACCACGGCGACGCCGTCGAGGTGATGCGAGGACTTCCCACGAATTCCGTGGGACTCTCGGTTTACTCGCCACCGTTCAGCCAGTTGTACATCTATAGTGACTCGGTGGCCGATCTTGGCAACTCGGCGGATCACGCTGAGTTTGCCCGGCACTACGAATACGTGGTCCACGAGCTATTCCGGATCACCAAGCCGGGCCGGCTCTGTTGTGTGCACTGCAAGGATCTGCCACTCTACAAGACTCGCGATCATGAGATGGGGCTTTATCCCTTGCCCGACGATATCACGAGGGTGCACCGGGATCATGGCTGGACCTTGCATAGCCGGATCACGATCTGGAAAGATCCCGTGACGGAGATGCAGAGAACGAAGAATCACGGACTGCTCTACAAGGAGCTCTGCAAGGATTCCTGCGGCTCGCGGCAAGGCATGGCAGACTACGTGCTGGTGTTCAGGAAATGGGATGGCGAGTTCTGCGATCCCGTTCGGGAAGATCAACGCGAGGAGCGATTCGACCACTATGTCGGGCTGAATCCGCCCGATCCGCAGGAGATTGCCCAGCAGTTTGGCTTCATGGTTCCTGCGGCTGACAAGTGGGGCCGGTGGCCGAAGATCAACCCGTTCCCGTTGGGCTCAGAAGCCTATCGGATATGGTCGATCAAATGTTGGCAAAAGTATGCGTCCCCAGTCTGGTTTGATATCAACCAGATGGACACGCTGAACGAGGAAGCAGCCCGCGAGAACAAGGATTGTAAGCACATCTGCCCCCTCCAGTTCGACGTGATCGAGCGGTGCGTGCATCTCTGGAGCAACCCTGGTGATGTGATTTTTAGCCCATTCGCAGGCATTGGGAGTGAACTTTATGCGGGGCTACAAACGGGCCGGAAGTCGATCGGCATCGAGCTAAAGGAGAGCTACTTTGAGCAAGCATTACGCTATCTGTCCATCCTGGAAAACGAACTCGGGCAACCCACCTTGTTCGACGGAATCGAGCAAGCCAACGTTGTACCAGACTTGCCCGCAGTGCCAGGGAACGGGCCAGGCCCAAACGGACAAGGCGATCCGGCTCCAGTTCTTGTCGCTACCGTGCCCGAATCCGGATTGCCGGCTCAGGTGGGTGGTGCCCGTAAATCCCGAAAGCGACGAGCGGCCGTGCCCGACCAAGGAGAGTTGATCAAATGAAGTGGCAATTAACCAAATTGTTCCAGGCTCAAATGGCCGTTGAGGAAGCCGGGAACATGCTGGAATCCGCCCAAGTAGATTACCTCAGGCATAGAGGTTGGACGGAGAGTTGCAATTACCCGGCATCGTTGTGGCTTTGGTCCAGAACGCTGCCGGATGGCCGAACAATCTCTGTGCCTCAAAACTATGCCACCAAGATCGAGATGCATCTCGACAATGAAGCCCTTGGTGCACGCACGATGTGTTTCCGTGTCGAGGAATAAACATGACCGACGACATCCAGCAAATCATGGCCATCGAGTGCCGGCTCCGCGGCTGCCTGCGGCCGGATTACGCGGCGTGGAGCAAGGAGAAGCGAGAGTTGCCACCAAGCCAGAGACCAAAACCGAAGCCAGCCATTATGGCCAAGCCGATTAAGCCACCCCCTGCGAGATCTGCGAGGGTTGCGAGATCTGCGATCCCCGCTGCGATCCGGGAACTGATGCGACAACGGCCTGGCAAACCCATCACGAACAAAGACATCCGTGAAGCTACCGGCCTTGGTGCCGGCACGGTGGCTCAGTGGGTTTACCGGGCCAAGAAACACGGGCGATGCTTCTGGCCATGTCCTCCGCGCAAGGGTACTGCCGAGTTTCGCCGCAATGAGGCAATAGCCAAGGCCAAGCAGCTCGCGGTTGGCTTCCAGCAACCTGAGCAGGTGATCGAGTATTACGAGCGACCTGGCAAGCCCGACCGGGGCGAAGGGGCCGTGATGGTAGGAGGAGAAAGCGGGGTGGAAAAATGATCCAAGGACAATACAAGAGCCGTAAGGCTCAGATGGCAGCACTTGGCACTGAATTTCGCCGCAAGAAAACGACGATTCTCGAGATACTCCGCATAGCCTGCATGTGCGGGGCTGCTGAGGAACGAGGCCATTGTCTTAACGTCATCTGGGATTGCCGGGAAATCCCATTGGCTATCAAGCGGGAATTATCTGCCGTGATTTGCTCAAAATCAGTGTTAGATGTACTGGGATATGAAAGCCGAGAAAGCGAGGTAGCGAAATGAGTACCCATCGCCGCACTTGGCAGAAGCGAGAGCAGCATGCCGCGACCCTCGTGGGCGCCCAACGGCAGCCGGGCTCAGGCTCTGCTGGCCGGGAGGATCAGACCAGCTCGGATTCAACGCATCCGCGGCTGTACCTGGAAAGCAAGGTCAGGGCACGATCGGCAACGTGGGCACTTTGGAAAGCAGCGGCGAAGAAAGCCGCGAAGGAACGAAAAACCCCTGTGCTGGTGCTCTACGAAAAGGGCAAGCACGGGGGTTTGTGGATAGTGCACGAAAACGACTTGCTGCTCTTGGCCGACGAAATCATTGAGGCCAGTACGTAGAGGCCATGCCTTCCGGCGTAGCTCCGTTCTGCTGGTGGCACTCCTTGCGGTTCTGCCGCTCCAAATCGTCGATCGATGGCTGACCGGCGAGGTAGTAGGCGTCGATCGCGGCGTAGATCTGGTCAAGCTGGCGGTGGGTCAGGAAAAGCGTAGCTTCGCCGGAATTGTCCACGGCCTTCAGGATAACCTGATCCTCCCGGGGCATGAGCCTGACAACCTCAACCTGAAATTGCTGGGACTTCGTCGCGTGCATCGAGTAGTAGTTCACCTGCGTGACTCCTTGTAGGGCTTCCTTGGCTTCCTGGTCCGGACATCGGTCCAGGCCCTTGCTCCAGCCCTCCGTGGCCGAGCAGGGGCGTGGATCGAATCAAAGCTGAGGCAGTTGATTCTTATCCATCCAATCTCGGACGTTATCGTCTCTGTTGGTCCGATAAAGGATGGCTTTCAAGTCGTCAAGTTGGGTTTGAGTCAACTCGAACTTGCCTGAGTATTGTGGGAATGCGTGATCCTTGACGATCAGGATGAATTTGATTTCGAGTTCCATCATGAAGCTCCTTGTAAGGTTCCTGGCGAGCTTCCGGACATCGGCCGCTCCTTCTGCCCAGGCCAATCTCCTGGGCAGCAGGAGGGGTCGCTTAGTCCTCGGAATCCGGATCAACAGGCACCCGGCGATTGAGCTCTCGGCGGACAAACGAATAGATTGCATTGAGCTTTTCCGCGATGTCGCGGTCTACCCAATTGGGCAGTGAGGTATCGAGCCGTTGAGATTGCTCGATGCAGATCTTGGCCAGCTCGCGGAGGTGCTCGATGGTCATGGCTGGGCTCCCAAAAAAGGCCGATGATTCACGGTCACCGGCGGGGTGTTTTCGTTTCGGTCACAGTCGAAAGAGATCGGAAACGGAGCGAGGCCCAGGCGTCCCATCGAGACACTGAGCCGCGGTCTTCTCGTCGGGGGTTGCCACCGTCGAGCGGCGACGTTCCAGCTCAGCCCGCACCTGGCGACGCCGGCCTAATAGCAGCATGGCATCATGGCGGCTTCGGAACGTGTTGAAATCTACCAGGCCAAGCTGGATGCCGATCTGGCGATCGCGGGCAAGCAGTTGGTTGGTCGATTCGGTCTTGAGCAAAACGCGGTAGGATTCGGACATTTCGGGACTCCTGTCAGGTAGCGGGGCTTCCGTGCCCCTAGCAAAAGATCAGGACTTGGTTTCCGGTTTCCGACCCTTGGCCATCTCCTCTTGTTTGGCCTTGGCCAGCTTGGTCCGCATCTCCTCGACGAGCTTCCGCTCTGCCGGGGTACTCCACCAAGATCCTGAGTTCGTCGGTGCTGCGTCGATTCCCTTGGTCATCTTGCATCCCCTTTCGTCGTGTCGTTCCCCGCGATCACCTTGACCACGTCTATCCAAAATATACGACACGCTCATGAGACTGTCAAGCACAGTTTATGATTTTCTCTGATCAACCACCTAACGGTTGACGCAAGGCTAACATTCTCACCGGTTTGCTGCCGGCGAAATTCGCAAAGATTTTCGAGTTTGGACCGGTCGTCATGGTCCATCACGACCATCACATAGCCGGTCCGGTCTTGCTGGCGTTTCTTGGCCTTAACGGTTTTGGGCATGATGCCCTCCTTTCTACGGCTAGCTTATGCTGCGATCATGAGTCTGTCAAGCCTATAGTACGCATAATAATAATAATAATAATGTTATATGATCTATGGTTCTACCTTATAGGGGGTTTCAGGGGGATTAGATGGATCTATCACTCTTGCCCGTTTAGGAACCAGTCTCTTGACGCCCCCGCCGCGAAAAGCGATTATGTGCATAATTCCGTGCTCGGAGTATCGATGCGATGAAGAGACTTGGGCTTGCGGAGCTTGAGGAATCACTCGAATGGCTCGAACAAGTCGAGACCGAGCACATCACGCAAGATGCACTTGCTCGCAGTGTCGGGCTTACGCAGAGCCAAGTCAGCCGGCGGCTTGCAATGGCCCGTCGGGCCCGCGAGATGGCTCAGGAGCGGGAACCGAGGCTGCATGTCAATTTTCTCTTGCCACGCGGTGGCAAGCTGCTCTCCGAGGCGACTTGTCAGGATGTCCATCCCGAAGGCCCGATTGAGCCAGGCTCGAATCAATGCTGTTCCGTTGGGCACGAGTACGGCCGCGATATGGACCTCGTGGGGCTCAGGCGAGATGAAAGCCCAGCCGTTGGGGGAAAGATCTACGATCCGCCCAAGGGGCTCAAGGGCGGAAAATCCTGAATCTCTGTCGCAAGGGGAAGGCCAGTGGCATGACAGGGAGGATATGGCTGTTTATTACTCCTTGGGCAGCCTCATGCCGCTGGCCGTTTAGGCCATCTCTCACGCAGAGACGCGGATTGAAACTATGGTCGCAACCATCCGGCGACACAGGCCGATCGGCTGGGATGAATCTCTCGGGCTTGCCAAGGATTTGCGAATCGACGAACTCGAAGAACGCCGCATCGTCAATCCCCTCCTGCTCAAGCGAATCCTCGAACTCGAAGCAGAGAACGACCGACTTCAGACGGACAATGAGAATCTCTCAAGACAGCTTGACTCTTTGAGTAGACATCGATGATCACGGCATGGAATGTCGCAATTGCGTTCTTTGCGTTCATCGGGTTTGGCAGTTGCTGCTTTGGCTTGTTGATTTTCATACTTGCTATTCGAGAGAAAGAACAATTGCCTCAAACAAATAGGAGAACACCATGACTCCGGAAACGATGGAAGGTGACTTTTTGCCCATCGGTTTGATCCTCTGGATCTTGCTGGTTGGCTGATGCCCTACCTACCTCCCACGCATGGCATCCTCACCCGTCCTAGCAGTAAATCCCTACGCGATCGCAATGCCAATCGCTTCTATGCCTCCATACGCTGGCGTACGGTACGTAGCGTCAAGCTCAATCGCACGCCATGGTGTGAGCACTGCAAGGCCAAGGGCACACTGACCAGGGCAACTGTTGTGCATCACACCATTGAGGTGAGAGATGACATGGAGCAGTCACTCGACCTAGATAACCTTGTGTCGCTATGCATGCATTGTCATAGCAAGTTGCACATGGAGGAGATGCATGCATCTACATGAGTGCATGGACATCGATGCACCTATCTACATGCATGCACCAGATGACCGTGGTATCATTGTTACCCCGATAGGGGGTTTATCGCCAAAATCGCCATAAGGCTAAGC